GAATGAAGAACATCTTTGGTAAGAGATGGTACGGAGAATTACAGTGGAACAATATACCAGAACAGCACGAGCTTAATAAATATGTATTACAAATGAGAGATGAATTTGGTATTGATGTCATCTCTACTGCTGACAGTCACTATCCATCTCCAACGGCTTGGAAAGACCGTGAACTGTATAAGCGACTAGGCTTTCTTAACAGACCAAATAAACCAGAGTGGATGACATCCGAACTTCCAATCGATGTTGATGAGATCGGATATGAACTTTATCCAAAGAATGGCGATCAGATGTGGGAGTCGTATAAGAAATACTCAGAAGAATGTGGCTATGAATATGATGATCAGGTTGTCTATGATTCACTCACAACAACTCACTGGATTGCTCATGAACTTATTGAAGACTTTATGCCAGATGATACTGTTCGTCTCCCGGGCTTTGTTGTTCCCGAAGACCAGACAGCAACTCAGGCGCTCGCTCGTGCGTGTATTGCTGGCTTGACCGATCTTGGTCTGTATGAGAACGAGGAATATGTTCAGAGGCTCAAGCACGAGCTTCATGTAATTGACGACAGAGGTTTCAGCAAATACTTTTTGACTATGAAGGCGATAGCTGACAAAGCAAATGAAAATATGCTGTCAGGCCCAGGCCGCGGTTCTGCTGCAGGGTCTTTGGTTGCATATGTTTTAGGCATCACACAGGTTGACCCAATCAAATATGGGCTCCTGTTTAGCCGCTTTCTGCGCGCAGATGCTACAGACTATCCTGATATTGATTACGATGTTAGTGATGCCTTTGGCTTGAAAGAAATCCTTGCTGAAGAGTGGGGAGAGACAACAGTTGTGCCGATCTCCAACTTCAACACGTTACAGCTACGCAGCTTGATTAAAGACATCAGCAAGTTCTACGAAGTGCCCTTTACTGAGGTAAATCCTGTAACTTCTAAGATGATGCAGGAAGCAACACCAAGAGCCAAGCAGGTACATGGCGTGAAAGCTGGAGTGTATATTCCGACTTTCGAAGAGATTATGGAATATTCCGAATCTTTGCAGAACTTTCTCAACAAGTATCCACACATTAAGACGCACGTTGAGGCTTTGTATGGACAGGTACGCTCGACTAGCCGCCATGCTGGTGGAGTTGTGATTGGAGAGGATTTAGATAAACACATGCCCCTAATCAATTCAGGTGGTGTTGTGCAAACACCGTGGTCCGAAGGACAAAACGTTCGTCACCTAGAGCCACTTGGGTTTATTAAGTTTGATTTGTTGGGATTATCGACCTTAGAAATGATTCAAGGCGCCGTTGAACACATTCTTAAGCGGCATCATAAGATTGAGAGCCCCACGTTTGACCAGATTAAAGATTGGTACGATAAACATCTCCATCCAGATACAATTAATCTTAACGATAAGAAAGTTTATAAGAATGTTTTTCACAAGGGCAAGTTTGTTGGCATCTTCCAGTTTACGAATGAGGGCGCCCAAAAGTTTTGCATGAAAGCAAAGCCAAATAACATTATTGATATCTCAGCCATTACGTCAATCTATCGACCAGGCCCGCTGAGTGCTGATGTGGATGATCTCTACGTCGATGCTAAAGAGAATCCAAGTAGGATTCCATATGCACATGATATTGTAAAAGAAGTCACTGAAGAGACGGCAGGCTTCCTTATTTTTCAAGAACAGATCGCCCTTTTGGCAAACAAGCTTGGTGATAACATCTCTTTGGATGAGGCTAACAAGTTGCGTAAACTCCTTACAAAGAAAGGAACAGGCAAAGGCGCGAGAGAAAAGAATAAGATCCGCAAGAAGTTTATCGATGGTTGTATGCAAAAGAAGATTGACCAAACCACGGCGGAGTCGATGTGGAAGAAGTTTGAATATTTCTCAGGCTACGGCTTTAATAAATCTCATGCTGTGTCTTATTCCATTCTGTCTTACCAGTGCGCCTGGCTTCTGAACTATTATCCTGCTGAGTGGATGGCTGCATTTCTTGATAAAGAGCCAGAGAAGCGGAAAGAAGCTGCAATTAACTTAGCTCAAAAGTACGGTTTCAGTATTGAGCCAGTCAACATTAATACCTCAAGCTGGCATTGGGATATATCAGACGATAGTAAAACAATGATCCAACCTTTAAGTTCAATTAAGGGTTTAGGAGACAAAGCTATCGAGCAAATTATTAACAACAGACCATTTGCAAATGCAGAGGAACTATTATTCAATGAAGGCATTGTGTATTCGAAGTTTAATAAGAAAGCTATGGATGTATTGTGTCGCTGTGGCGCCATGAGAAATTTGCTTGATGATAGATTCGCTGGCATGAAACATTTTTGGGCTGCATGCGTTGCCGATCGCCCGAAGAATAGAAAGAAGTTCCTTGAGAATATAGATTTGTATAGGCCAGAGGGCGAATATTCAGACGAGGAAAAGATTGAGAATATTTCTTCTCTAACTGGTATTTTTCCAATTAGCCTTGTTATGACACGCGATGTTAGAGAAAGGCTAGAACACTATATGGTACCCCCTTTGGGCGCAAGAGATCCAGAACTTGGCAATGTTGTTTGGTTCATCCCGCGAGAGGTTATCCCAAAGAAGACCAAAACAGGAAGAACATATTGGATCCTCAGAGTTATTGATAGTACCTCAACGGTTACTAGTATCAGATGCTGGGGTGTCAAAGAGGGGAAAGATAAGCTTCACGTCAACAGACCTTACATGGCCAAGTTGGATTACGATCCAGCGTGGGGCTTCTCGACAAAATCAATAAAACATAATTTTAGACTTTTAGGTTGACAAATGAAAGGAGGAGCTTATAATGGGTAGTATGTCTCGTAAACTTAAACGAAATAAACAAAAGAAAGCCAAGAAGGAGTTAGCGACAAAAGTTGCTCTTTTTGGCAAGTTGAATGATGCATGTATGACATGCGAAAAACCCTTTGACAAGAAAGATAAAAAACAGGTCGCTTCTTGGTCTGTTGTTGTCAGAGAAAAAGAGGGAAAAGTTAATTTGTATTGTCCTGAATGTTGGGACAAAGCAAAAACAATTATAGAAGAATTTAAAAAACATTTGGAGGAAAAAAATGATTCTTGAATATGTTAGAACTAGAGAAAGTGTTCGACCACCTGAGCGCGCAAATCCAAGCGATGCCGGCCTAGACGTTTTTTATAACCCGGCTGACGCCGGTACTGTAAAATTAAAGACAGGAGAAAATGCCGTACTCCCAACAGGTGTACGCTTTGGAGTACCACATGGCTTTATGCTTCAAGTTATGAATAGATCAAGCATGGCGGCAAAACGGGGCTTGGTCGTCGGCGCGCACTGCGTCGACAGCGGGTATGATGGAGAAGTCTTTATCGACCTACACAATATTGGAAATGAAGCTCAACAAATTAAACCTGGTGATAAAATTGCACAGGTCGTTTTGGTACCAGTCGTCCCTTTTAGGGCTTTGGAAACTAGCACTGGTAATCTTTATGATTGGTACCCAATTACAATTTCAAATCGTGGCGAGGGCGCCTTGGGGAGTACAGATCAATGATATCTCACAAAAGCTTCGAGCCCGGCGAAGACCATTTGCCATATAAAAAAGCACTGGCCGGCCATGATTTTGGCTTTGGCGACGTTGTAGAACAGGAGAACGATATTATGGAAAACAAGAAAGGATGTAAGAAGTGTGGAAAAGAAAAAGTTAACAGCCCAGACCATTATAACACTGGGAGGGTCGAAGTTATCGATGCCATTGAAGATTGGAACCTTGGTTTTAACGACGGAAATGCGATTAAGTATATTGCGAGACATCAATACAAAGGCAACCGTATACAAGATATTGAAAAAGCTATTTGGTACCTTCAAAGGCACTTGATCAATTTGAAAAAGTTGGAGGCCAAATGAACTTTAAGAACTTAAAAGAAAGTTTATCATTCGACGATGTACTCCTGGTACCACGCTATAGCGACATTGAAAGCAGAACTCAGGTCGATGCAAATAGCGATTTGGATCATAATCTCAGCTTTGACCTACCTGTAATATCCAGTCCCATGGATACTATTACAGAGGAGGCCATGGCAATTGCTCTTCACCGGGCAGGTGGCCTGGGGATTGTGCATAGATATAACACGATTAAAGAACAGTCGGATATTATTAGGAAGATATTAGAGCACGATCCAGAAATCCCAACCGCCATAGCAATCGGTGCGACTGGAGACTATCTTGAACGTGCAGAAATGGCCATAATATTAAATGCGAAGATACTATGTATTGATATTGCACATGGTCATCACGTTGCCATGGAGAGGGCACTAAAAACCTTGAAAGATGGCTACGGAGATAGAATTCATGTTATGGCCGGGAACGTCGCTACCTTGGAAGGTTTCAACGCCTTGTCTGAATGGGGCGCGGACAGTATCCGTGTTGGTATCGGCGGAGGTAGCATATGTTCCACCCGCTTGGTCACTGGACATGGTATGCCTACGCTTGAGAGTATAATTGAATGTGCACAGACAGGGCACTCAGCAAAGATTATTGCTGACGGTGGTATTAAAACTAGTGGTGACATCGTAAAGGCGCTCGCCGCAGGCGCAGATTTTGTCATGGTTGGATCCATGCTAGCTGGTACGGAGGAAACACCAGGTGAAACATTTTATAGCAACTCAGGGAAAAGGTATAAGGTATACAGAGGAATGGCCTCGGCAGAAGCACAATCAGACTGGAGAGGAAAATCATCGACCCCAGAGGGTGTCGCGACTACAGTTACCTACAAAGGGGAGGTTGCTCCTATATTGGATAATCTTTTGGGCGGTATTAGGAGTGGATTTAGCTATTCTGGTGTACGTACATTGAGAGAATTGCATGCTAAATCTAAATTTATACGCCAGACTCCTGCAGGCCAATTCGAAAGTTCAACACATATTATGAGGAAATGATGAAATATATATTTTTATTGGCACTGTTGCTGGGTGTCGCATGTAAAGAGAAGAAAATTTATGAATGCCGCGGCTGGGATAAACGAGCATGTATATGCCCCAGCGGAAAATTGGGCAAACAAAAATGCTCCAGAGGGCCCGCATTTGCTGACCCACCACCGGTGAGAACTTGGCTCCCTTGCGATTGTTGTTACGATACCAAAAGGGACGAGCATGGTATATACTACATAAATATAAATGATGCATCTGGCTGTTGGGATGATATATATGATCCGTCAACGCCTTCATATGACATAGACTCGGGCCCAACGGAATGAAAGATCCTACAATACCCAACCCAGAAGAAAGAAAGAAGTTTATGTTTTATGACACAGAAAAACGTCAAGCTGATCTGCGCATTAAGCTGCAACATGACGGCATGACACAGAGTACTTTTTTCAGAGTTATGATTTCTGGCTACTTGGAAAATAACGAATATATCTTAAACTTTATAAACGACTTTCAAGAAAAATATAAGATGCGCGGCAAACATAAAATTAAGAAAGTTCGTAAAATCATCGATAAAGGAAAAGGTTTGAAAGAACAATTTAGTATTGACGAAAATGAAATTGCGAATATATTTGATATTCTAGAAGAAGAAGGACCAATTTTATGAAATGTTTAGATAAATGTATTGAATTAGAGGTATCATGCCCGAACACCGACTGTAGATTTTGGGTCGATTACGAAGCGGACTTAAATTGTGTGCATGAGACAGTTGATAAACATGGGCCCTTAACATTACGCGAAGTTTCTGATAGGATTGGAGTCAGCTTCGTGCGTATCAAACAAATAGAAGATGGCATAATGAAAAAATTAAGTAAAATGATTAAATTATAAACTATTTAATTGTAGTTAAATGACGGAGTTTTTAGTACTTTTCACACTATTTACTAATGAAGCCAGACCAACAAAGGAGTTTTTGAAAAATGAAAAAGCGTCTACTAAACGAACAAACAACAAGAAAGATGATGGGCCTTGCAGGCATCGGCTCACTTTCTGCAAAATTTATTACAGAAGCTGAAGAGCTTGATGATCAATTCCCCGGAGAAGAGGAAGTGGTGGATGAACCACTTGAAGATACCGCCGACGACGTGGATGAGCCAGCCCGAGAAGGAGAAGCGGACATCGATTTAGGAGCGGAAGAAGAAGCCGCGGAAGAAGAAGCTGGTCTTGGTGACCTCTCCGGCCTCTCGGACGATGAAAAAGTCGCAGTGCTTGATGCCGTCGCCGTAGCCCTTGGTCTGGATGCGGACATCGAAGGTGAAGAACCATCGGAAGACCCAATGGGCGATCCAATGGGCGATCCAATGGGCGATCCAATGGAAGAACCAATGGGCGATCCAATGGAAGAACCAATGCCCGAGGAAGAGCCAGTAATGGAAGATCTCGAAGCTGCTGGTGTAGAATTAGAAGAAGATTCTGATCTCGAAGAAGACATTGTTAACGAGATTACCCGCCGAGTCGCAAGGCGCCTTCTGCGGGAAAGCGCGAAAAGAAAACAGTAGACGGTGATAAAAAGTAATTGACTTTCTGATAAAGCCTGTTATATTTCTAACAGGCTTTATTTTTTTAAACTAGAAGGTGATGGATGTTAGAAGTTTTTATTTGGT